TAGACTTCAAGGTTTATCGCCGCCAACAGCTAGAAGCCTACGATCGGGAAATACAGCGCAAAAAGCGTGATGAGCAATGGGAAGAATGGGGGCGCAAGGCCGTGCCCTGTCCGGAATATTTAACATTAGCCAAGGCTTTTTCCGAGAATATTCAAAAAGATGATTCAAACATACCCGTTAATGGTAAAGAAAACTGATATAGAGTAACATGGAAATAACAGAGAGATTGAGAAACACCCCTATCGGTTTGATCGTGTTGGTAGGAGACATGAAAATTGTCGTGGGAAAATACAGCCCGTACTACAACGGGCAGAACAAGGTCCCGTGCAGGGGATGCGTCTTCCGGGACGATGGAGCGAGATTTTGCGAGTACAGCAAGGCTTGCATGGCCCATCTGAGGCCGGATCATGATAGCGTGGTTTTTGCTAAAACTAAGGAGGTATGAGATATGAGACAATACAACGATTGGGAAGAGATCGACAAGGACACGAACGGCCTTGTCACATCGCTAACCTACATGGTACTTTTCGTGAACGACCAAGTGTATAACTACACGGTCTCGCTCATGGAAGCCATGAGGAATAGCGAGCACTACAGGCATAACGCAAAACGGACGGCCAACGCTATCGAAAAAGAGATAGACGCTTATAACACCAACATCTTCCGGATAGCCAAGGCCAACAAGGAGGCGTTAGCCGAGATTACGCAAAGCATGGAGGAGGACGTGCAGCCTCATATAGACCGGTATTACTACACGATCAGCCAGATATTGCTGGATCACGGGGTATCGGGCATGACGAACCGGATCGCCTCGCTGTCATCAACGATAAACATGCTAGCTCAGATGTCGAGGATCACGATAAGCGATTTCGGCGACAGGATGCGTAAGATCGTCCCATTGGCGTACAATCCCCTTTCCTGTCTGACACTGGACAAGGTGGAATATCTGAGCGACCGGTTATCAAGCGAGGTCACGGGGAAGGACGTGAGAATAAACTTAAATGAGCAGCCCGGGATCGTGAAGGCGTTCACGGCGATAAGCAATGCGATACTTGATCCGAGGGTGTTCAATAAGGCTTTTGAGAAAGCAGGGTGATTTTTTCAAGGATTTTATTTGGCGTTTTGGAAAGAAGTGGTACATTTGCAGCGACTATCATACTCAAGAGGCAGACGGAAGCCTGCCATATATAGCGGGTATTTTTTATGCTTGTAAGATCGCTGTATCTAAGATATATGGCTTGTACCCCCGTGGTGAACTGTAATGGAACACCAGCCTCTTGAGGTGATAGTCAACGGGAAAGGCAAGCCGTTTTTCTTTGCCTATAATGCCAAAAAATGACTATCGATATGACAGAAATTACAACAAACGTAGGGGCGTTAATCCCCATCACAGAAAGCAACGGAAAAAGAGCCGTTAGCGCAAGAGCTTTGTACGACTTTTTAGGTTGTACGGAAAGATTCCAGTCTTGGTTTGACCGACAACTACAGTACGGTTTCGACGAAAACAAGGACTATGTAGGGTGTAAAGTATTTAACACCCTTGCGAATCAAGAACTTCAAGATTACGCAATGACATTAAACATGGCGAAAGAAGTATCAATGATCCAAAGAAGCGAGAAAGGTAAGCAAGCCCGCCGTTACTTTATCGCTTGTGAGGAAAAACTGGAAGAAAGCAAATCAATTAACCAATCCAGACCTGTGTCCGTCACCCCGACAAAAGTCCGTGCCGGAATAGAATGGGTGAAGGGCGTAAGCGAGATGCTGAACCTCAATGACGTATCCAAGCTGTCTTTGCTTGAGAAAGTAGCCACCCCTCTTGGATTGCCCTTGCCTGACTACGGCCCGTCGAAGGGCGTAATGAAATCGGCCACTGACTTACTCAGCGATAAAGGTTACAAGGTATCACGGAATCAATTCTACAAAAGGGCTATCGAGCTAGGATATATCGAACGTATATCCCGTAAATCCTCTAAAGGGAAGACCAAATATTTCAACTCCATATCCAAGAAAGGACTCGAATACGGAGAGAATCAAATAAACAAGAACAACCCGAAGGAAACGCAACCGGAGTGGTATGTGGACAAATTTGATTCTCTTATGTCCGTATTAGGATTTTCTAAGATGGAGGAGTTGAACTATGCTAGCTAAACAATACGACTTCGCATCTTTCAACGAGTTCATGAATAAGATCGCCACGCCCTCCGGGGTATGCGACCAACTGATGGACTTGGTATTCAACTACTCATGGTGCATAAACGAGGAAACGGTGGATCGTTTCAAGGACGATATCACCACGATCTATATGTTGCTTGGGGAGTTCAAGAAACTTGCCGAGCAGAACTAATAATCTATCCGGGGCGTTCCTTTCATGGAATGCCCCTCTAAATCAACAAGAGAAAAATTAGCATGAGAAATAAAGAACTAATAGCTCTACTCCAAGAGCAAGACCCGGAAGCGGAGGTAATGATCCGCACGTCGGATAAGGAATATTACTACGATTTAGTGGACGTGTTCACGGATAAGGATGGGGATGTCATAATACAGGAGGGGTAAATATGGATAATAAGGAATATTTTAACAACGAATTATAATATGAATCAAATTTGCACAACAAAAGAACAATCATCCCGGCTATTAGAGGCCGGGATGAACCCGAAGACGGCGGACATGTATCTTGACGAGTTCGAATGTCCGGTCGCATTTGAATATAGAAGGATTGAAGGGCACGTGGGTCAAGATATGGCATTCCCGGCTTGGTCTCTTCGGCTTTAATAGACATGATGCCAAAATCGTACCAAGACGATATAGACGGAATGATTTATTACCTATCCGGAAATTTCGTTGAACTCATGTACGCATCGGACAAGATCGAGGATGAGGAAGGCGACAAGACTTATACTTGCGCAAACTCCTTCAACAAGGAGAACTTGATGGACAATGTGATTGACGCTATAGAGTGGCTCATCAAGAGAGGTCACTTGAATAAGAAATTCCTAACAGATAAATAAATATGAGCAAAGAATATAGAGTCGTAAGATACTTCGATGGTTATCCCGAATACACCATGTGTAAATGTGATACAATCGAAGAAGCGAGAGTTAAGCGCAAAGAGCATAACGATAAAGAGAACAAGCCTTATATCAGTTATCATATATTGGTAGATGGCGATGAGAAATTTAGTGGTAAATCCTATAGAACTGAATGATTATGAATGAACAGGTATTATCAGTAGAACAAATGCAACACCTTATTAAATTAGGTGTTGACGTGAGCAGTGCAAGCATGAAGTTTATAAGCACCCATCCAAGTTGTGATTATAGCGAAGATGATGAAATCGAGTTTATACCAGTCTGTGTTAATTTTTATGCTAAACAGTATAATGAGAGTGGCAAGACATTTACCTTGCAAGATATGTTGGCTCTCATGCCAAAACAGATAGATGACTATACATTGAATTGGTACATATCAGAAATGATTTTCAGATATGATAAAATTGATTTATTTGGTAAGTTTGAGGTGTTAGAGGATTTATCGTTCTATTTCAACGAGAATGTAACAATCTTAAATGTAGCCTATGGTATGCTCTGTAAGCTTGCGGAATGTGGATATTTAAACAATAAGCATTAACAATGGAAAGAGATATTGATAAGAGACAGACAGTAGAAGAAGCGGCTCATTTATTCGCTGAAAGCAGGAGTAGCGGTAGTGCATTCCCTGCGTATTATCAGGGATTTATTGCAGGTGCCGAATGGCAGGCAAAGCAATTCCCGTGGATAAGCACAAAAGATAAGTTACCTGATGATGAAGATCTGGTAATAACTGGCTGCTGGTGTACTGATTATTTTAAATACTTACAACAGGGTTGGTATTGCAGAGAATGTAATGAATGGTATGATACTAATGGTGATAAAATTTGTGTTACCCATTGGATGCCTATACTCGATCTGAGGAATAGTATTAACCGAGCCTTCAAGGGAGGCTCATAATAAAAAGAATAGAAGATATCGTTTGCTTTTCCGGGAAAATTCGTGAGTTTGCGGCGCTACAACTACATACAGGCACCGCAAGCGAGCGGGCTAATAGAGAATGAGAGAAGCATAAGCGGCTCCCATAATCCGTTCATATATCTTTGCGATATGTGTGGTCTTCGCAAACTAGGATTATGAGGGGTTGCTCTTTTTTTTTATTCATCTAATGCGAAGACCAGATGAAGCAAACGATTCAAGCCACCGGTACGCCCGTACCTGTGTCCGTAAGAGCCGGAAAGTTCTTTTCGTGGCGAAATGTCGCCAAAGTGTTTAACGTATTACCGTTCGGTGTATGCGAGTGTGAAAGCGTTGACGATGCCAAGGGCTATGTCAAGGCGTTGATCTTACTGATATTCGCATTCCTTATAGCTGGGATGGAGAAAGGAGGTGCGCAATGATCGATAAGATTCATTTCGACCTGTCTGGTCTTGATGATTTCTTTTCCAAGGTCATCACTCCGGATGAGTTATGCGAGTCTTTAATAGACCTGCTGTTTAATTACTCCATGACCATGAATGAGGAACGTTCCGAGACTTTCAAGGATGATGTCGGGACAATATATCTACTTTACAGCGAGTTAAGAAAGTTAAAATCAATCAGTTAAATCATTAATCACATTGTAAAAAGGGGGTTGCTGTTTTGGCCCCCACTGTAAATCAAAATTGAAAATTATTTTGTCAGAAATTTTAAAGACTTACGTATTATGAAAGGAATCGAAATATTCAAGAACGATCGTTTCGGTGAAGTGAGAGTAGCCGGGACTAATGAGAACCCTTTGTTCTGCTTGGTAGATATATGCAAGGCGGTCGATATAGCGAATAGCAGAAACGTGAAGAACAGGTTAGATGAAGATGACGTCCATCTGGTGGACATCATAGATAGTTTAGGTAGAACCCAACAAGCGGTATTTGTATCAGAAGCCGGGATGTATGATGCGGTATTAAAAAGCGATAGCCCAAAAGCTAGACCTTTCTCTCGTTGGATAACACACGAGGTTCTCCCTTCAATCCGCAAGACCGGAGGTTACATGGTCGCCAAACCGGAGGATACCCCGGAGGAGATCATGGCACGGGCATTGACCATAGCGCAAGCCACTCTATTAAGGAAAGAGGAACGGCTAAAAACGCTTGAGATCGAGAATGAGCATAAACAAGCCACGATAGAGCTGCAAGCGCAAGAATTAAGGATATCCGCACCAAAAGCGGAATATTGCGACAAGGTTCTTTCGTCCAAGGGTTATCTAACGGTTAATATGATAGCTTCATGCCTCGGTATCTCCGACATCAAATTAAACAAGCCGCTTTGCGAGTGGGGCGTGCAATACAAGGAAAGCGGCACATACTTTCTTTACTCTAAATACAGGGACAAGGGGCTTACCTTTCACAAGCCACATCCATATACGGATAGCAATGGTGAGATAAAGACACGCCAGCATATGTATTGGACGGAGGCCGGGAAGAAGTTCATCCTTGATTTGTATAACCTTAAAATTTCAGCCTAATGAGAGATAAACCTTTTTATGAGCTGTTATCACGCATAGATGATGACAGTTTATTGGCCAACTTTTTCAATAAGGTGTTAGGGAATTTGGATATGGCGAGAATCGTATCCGCACCCCGTACTTTTCGTCATAAGGATGATGAGAATAGCCGATATTACATTGATCTTTTTTATGATACATGCTTGTGGGAAATGTATCTGCATCAATCCATATACAAGCTGAAGGGATGGATAAGAACACTGGATGAATACCTGATAGAGTTTGATGGGAACTGGAAATATTACGCTTCCTCGAAACGTATCGAGAGCGTTAATGAATATGGCGGCGATAGCGATGACTATAACGAGGATGGGAGCGTTAAGGTCATCGATATCCCCAATGACAGGCTTGAGCCTTACTCAGTCATAAGGGAGTTGGTCTGTGACGATTGGACTGATATCGTTCAAGAGACCAGCCCGAAAGACTTGGAGAGGCTCTACGGATGCCTACAAGCAAAGGCTAATTTTCCCATAACTGATTTTATCAAGGTCAAAATGGGAGTTGATATCCCTATGTATCAAAAAGATGATAACGGTAATATGGTTAAGATGGGATTCGCAGACAAAGTATTGCATAAGGCCGCTGAACAGAACAATTCAGAGGTCATGGGATCGTACGTATTGTTGGTTTGCTATTGTATGCGGGATATTGTCTCTGTCATAAGATCGTTGAACCCGTTTGAAGACAACGTAGAGGTATTGACTAGTGTAAAGAATGATGCGATGCGGATTCTATCCATGTCTTTCAGTAAGATGGATATAGTAAAAAAACACATGTCATCATAACAGGCACATCAAGGCCACCTAAATGCAATAGGTTTTGATCAATATGTCAAAACCTATTACTTATATCATATAATTTTATCGCAAAAAATGGAACAGCAAGATATTTCATTATCCTACGGGATATACCGTTCTCCATCTATCGGAAACGAGGGGGAATTATCAGAATGTGTAAATTTGATACCCAAGAATGGTGAGTTGGTGAATATACAGCCTCCGAAAGAATTAGGCATAACCCTTCCGGAAGGATCGATACTTATGTACGTGCATCGGACAAAGGATTTCCTTCACTATATCTTTTTCCAGACGAATGTTTTACGTTATGCGAATACGGACGGAACGACCCATCTTATAGGAGCGAACCAATATGACAAAATACCCAAAGCTATCACGTCCATAGGAAACACCTTGATTGTAATAAGCGAAGATCCTATAAGATATTTACTTTGGGATGGAGGGTTTTATAAAGAATTAGGAGAAAAGCCCCCCTTCCCTACCCTGTCATTCGGATTGATAGGATCATTGGATAAAACCGACCAATTATCCATATCCGTCGATCCTCCCTATGAGGGATCTTTTACGGAAGATCAACTATCAACCATCAGCAATTCAGTGATGGGATATGTCTCAAAATTTATCAGGGAGAGAAGTGTAGATCGAGGTATGTTTATATATCCGTTCTTTATTCGTTACGCTTATAGACTATATGACGGAACGTCTTACATGCAATCAGCCCCAATACTGATGATACCATCGTCCGGAGTAACTCCTCACGTTCCATTTACTATTGATGTGGACACAGAGGATTTTGACGCAAAGATCATTGTAAACTTCATTATATCCTCAGTGGTATGCTCCATTAATTACAAAGTCAGCGGAATGGGGAATCAAAGGGAATGGTGGAAGGATATAGTTAAAAGCCTTGATATATTCATAACGCCGCCAATATACACCTTTGATTATTATGGGGAGATTAATGGGGCACAAAAGATATCAGACGATAACGGTTTCGGGGTGTACTCTATAGGTGGAGGATATTACAATAGGCATACATTCGAGGAAGCCTTATCCATAGCCCTGCCGGGATCAGGTTATACCGATCAACTCGTCTTACCCGGAAAGGCCATGGATAATAAGGTGCCGGATAATTCATTGTTTTACAAAGTAGCAAGCATAGCGTATGAGGACTTGTGTGGTTATAACGGGGGTGGAAGACACTCTCTCACTTTAGAGGATAATGTGCTGGAATCGTTGCAAAATCGAGAGCAACTTGTTGACGCGGACGGGTACCAGAATTTAGATTGGCTAATACCTGATTATTCCTATACTTATAACCAGCGGTTAAATATTGCTAATATAAAAAGGATACTATTTGATGGTTATCCTCCGGAGTCTATGGTAGCGTACAACGACGGTAGCAGCACGTTGAGCATAAAGGTTTTCATAAGAGAAGGAGAAAAGGATATCGTCGTTCAAACATCCTCCTCATATAACCTTGGTATCAATTTGCATTACCTATATTACCCCAACGCTAACGCATACAAGATGGTGATAACACGGAATTCGGACGGATACCAAGCGATCGTTACCCTCTCTCCGCATAACACGCTGAACGGGTCTTACTATTTCGACTCATACGCCCCGATCATATTTAAACCGGGCAGCGATAGCACACCAATATCAACGGACAAGTCGGTCAATATGCCAAACAAGATATATACGTCCGAGGTCAACAACCCGTTTTATTTTCCGTTAGCGGGAATAAACACGGTGGGAACCGGTGGGATCATAGGTATCCGATCCACCACGAAAGCGCTGTCCCAAGGACAATTCGGGCAATTCCCCTTATACGCTTTCTCTTCCGATGGGATATGGGCTTTGCAATTATCGGATGCTGGATTATATTCCTCCATCCAACCTATAAGCAGGGATATTTGCAATAATCCGGATAGTATCACGCAACTGGATTCCTCGATAGTATTCAGTACCGAGCGTGGCCTTAAATTATTGCAAGGCTCCGATATCAGCCTTTTATCGTCATCGTTGGAAGGAGCAAATATTGATGAGACATTCTTTAATGTCAACCCGGATTTTAGCGATCTGTTCATCCCGGACACGGAAACTTTCGTAGAGACATTGCGAACTTGTAAGATTGCCTATGATTATACGAATTCCCTATTGCATATTTATCCCAAAGGGACAAGAAAGCATTATGTATATTCTTTGGACACCGGGGAATTCTCCACTTTCGTAGGGGAAGAGGTCAAGGCCATGGCGCAAGATTATCCAAGCTCGGTAGTGCAAATAGGTAACGCCTTGTACTCACTGGAAAAATATGTCTCGGAAGATACCAGAAAAGGCATAGCGATCACACGTGCCTTGACGTTAGGAGATCCTTTCTCTTTGAAGGTACTAGTCGATCTTAGGACGTTGGGTTTACGAAAGGATGAGTCCTCAAAAATCAAGATAGCGGTATTCGTAAGCGCAGATAGGAAAAATTGGTCTCGGCTTAAATCTCTTAGGCAAAGGGCTTTTAAATACTATCGGCTCGTTTATTTCTCAAACCTGTATGATTTAGACACTTTATCAGGAACCAGAGTAAGATTCGAGACTAGAAGGGATTGGAGGATGCGTTAAAGTACCCCTCGGCCTAGCCGGGGGTATATGTCATTTTTTTTGCTTGTAACTGGCCGCTACCTTCAACAACTCAATAGCGGAATTAGTGTTTTTAGCGTCCTCGAACTTTATAGAGGATACCTTTGGTACCACGAACTCACTAGCCTTTAAATAAACAGCGCATTTATCCTTATCCTTTAACTTGAGGAAAGCTTTCTTGAACTCTTCCTGATTGTCGATTACGAAATCACGGAAAAAATTCTTTATCTCCGTGTTCTTATTCCGGGTTCCCTTCTCCCTTCCTCCCATCTTCATGTGACCATTCTCAAAACCTTTTCCCATGATCTATAATTTGAAATAAACATCCTTAACCTGTGTCTCCCTTGCCTCGTTTATGATATTTCTTCTATCCACCTCCTTTTGAGAGGCGTACATCTGTACCCTAGATGGATCTACCATCCTATACCAAAAAAATAATACGCTATCAACCACGAAACGGTGGATATAAACGGCCAATCTCCTCGGATCCCCACGCCATCCTCTTTCCATCACCAAGTTTATGATCCATTCCCTATCATCCTTCACCTCGTCCGTTACGGCGCGGCTCTGAACCCAAGGTGAAAACGCCCGTAAATGGCCGGTAGCCTCCGACAACGCATCATTCACTTGACGAAACATCCAATCCGCCGTTTCCTCTGAGGTCTCCAGCCCAGCTCTTTCCTTTCCGGGAAGGCCCGATACATCCCCAACCTTCCATGTCTCGAAATCCACGTCATACTCAATCTCGCACCTCAATAGCGTTATCGTTAACTCAAATCCACGCATATCGACACGTGGCTGTATGATTTCCCTGTCTCTCATATTTCTCCTGTTTCTATAATGACATCATCAACAATGACATCATCGATATCCTTAAACGGCTTCCTCTTGCACTTTCGCGGGGCTTTCCTTGAATAGGCGGTTTCCTCTATCATGGACGCTATACCCTTTAACTCCTCCTCTAGCTTTCCGGCTAGTTCCTCAAAGTAAATCAGGCACCAATTCCAAAGGACGAACCACACCACGTATTTATGGGCCAAGGTCGCCAATGACTCGCTATCATATCCTCCACGACGATCCTTCATGCGCAACACCCAATTCACGGCATCAGTATCCAATGAGTCATCCGAATCGCCGGGTATATCCTCCAAGATACCGGACAAGGATACCCTCAAGGTCGCCACCGCCTCCTCTATCTTGCGTCTTATAAAAGTATCATCGGCCTCGTTATCATCGGACTGCGAGGAGAATCTTTTACCGGGATCCTCCTTTCTCATATCTCCCAGCCTCCACGTCCACTGGTCTATGTCATGCTTTAAATATGTCCAACCTAGATTTATGTCCATATCATGCTTTTTTTAATAGCGGGGGATTCTTCCTGTATATGTTCTTCACGCACATGACGGACATATCCTCCCACAAAGATTTATAAACCCCTATCCTATCAGGCTTCCGATCGGAAA